CCCAGCCGTACTCAATGGTTTCTACGGAGACATATATTCCCACTTTGAAGATGAGGATACATTGGATATGATATGGGACATAATGGCGGTATATGGTGATACTATGACACATAGATACACATGGCCGGGCGACGACTATTCCTTCCTTGACTGGATGGTATCAAAAATGAGAAAACAAGTAAATAGAGGTAACAAAAATGAATAATGCAAATGAGAATAACCCGTTCAAACAACGGGAAGAAAAGAAAGACGAATGGCCTGAAGAGGTGATGCTGCGTTTCAAGATGCAAGCGGAAAGAACTGGTGAAAGTGTGGAGAAAGTTATCGAAGCATACATCAAACATATCGCTGACACATGGAACTGCACCGATTGGACTGCCGAAGATGCAGACTTATTGGTAGATTGGGCAGAAGGAATGTACATCGAAGATAGAAGCAGCAACATAAGCGGTGGCGGTGGAGACACAGTTACTTTCGTAGGACACTGGATGGGTGTAGAAGAGAAATCAGCAGATAGAAACGGTTGGTCTGTAAGAAATGCTAGACAGAAATGGCAAGAAGACCCTAATGCGGCTATGTCAGACGGTGTTGTAGGACACTACTATGAAGAAGATGGTGTGTGGGCTATTAACACCGCTAACGGTGCTCTAGTAACCACAGACCCAGCAAACGTAGACCCTACTATGGGATTCAAACAAGGTGATGATTGGATTTGCCTACTTAGCAAAGCGGGTAGACCGTATCCATACGAAAGAATGGGTAGGTATTACAGATTCTTCGGTAATGAGCCAAAGAAGTTCTTAGATGGCGACTTACAATTTTGGAGAGTAGACCTAACTAACGAAAACAGAAACATGAAGATAGACGTAGGTTCTCCTGTATCTATCCAAGTTAGACTACCTAATACTAAAAGTGAAGCATTCCAAGACGTTCTAAGCACCAATTACAACTTTAGCGAAACTATGCAATACACCGATGAATGGTGTCCTGAGCATATCAGACATCATCTACAACCTTTCAAGATGTGGACTAACGATGACTACATGGGAGATGCATACGTAAACCTAACAGAACTAGAAGATGCATACAACGCTGGTAAAAGACACTTTACTGGTAGAGATGGTAACGATGGTACGGTTGGACCTGATGTAATCGTAAGAGGTAGTGTAATGAGAATGTCTACCGAAGGTAAACCTAGTGATTGGGATGAGACAGGGCGTAACTTTAGCCTATCTGTATCTTCCTTGAATCTACAAAATCAACACGGTAAAGGTAGAATGAGCGAAATCCCTTGTTGGGTTAGTGGTTCATGCAACGATATTGCAAGCCCATTCCACTTTAGAGACATAGACGATGAACTATGGGGCTTTGGAGAAAAGAGTTCTGTACTAGTCTATGGTAGACTAAAGATGAAAGTACAAGACGGACAAAGTATGCCACAACTAGCAGTGTTTGGTGTATATACAAATCCATCAAGAGCAATTAGAAGAGTCGGTGGTGGGGACACCGATTCTTCACAATTTGAGTGAGGTGAGAAAGTGACAGATAAGAAAAGAACGAAAAAAGAATTGGAAGAAGAATTGGAGACAGCCGTATCAAACAATGCGAGCCTAGTAGAGCAATACAACACGCTTTACACAGATGCTATGCAGGTACAGAAAGTTGCAGGTGACAGACTGGTTAGCATTAGGTTGCTAGAAGCGTTTGCTAATGAAGTGAATGCAGCGTTAAACAAACTACGTAATGACATAGCAGAAGTTAGCAGGGCTAATCAAGCAGAAGCACAGGCAGCAGAAGAGGAGCAGAATTAAGATGGCGGGTTTTGGAGAGAGTAAGAAAGTGCAACAAAAGGCAAGCGAAGAACCTGCTGACCCTTTTGCAGACTTGAGAACCGAATTAGCAGATGTAAATGCTAACAGACCTAAGACACACATTTTCATGGCTTTAGTTGGTCAAGAAAATACAGGTAAAAGTGCTATAATATTTGACTTCTTTCAGAGGTATTGCGATTCGTTTGATACAGGCAGACAGACTAACTTAGTAGAGTTTACAGAGGTGAATAAATGAGCGATAAACCTAAGCAATTTTGGGTAATTGACTTTGACAACGGTGGCTCTGCTACTAAGTCTGCGTTCTATGCCAACAATGACAACATCAAGTGCTGGGAGCCGTGGGTGATGAACAAGAACGATAGGACAGCCTATGACTATCCAGCAACACACGATAGGACAGTTAAGATAATGCAGTTCGCATTAGATTCACATGAAGATTTGTGGGGTGTCTTAGTCACTGGTATAGATTTGTGGGATTCTGTCGCGACCAACTGTATGAGAATACAGGATTTGGGATTATCCAAAGACGGTATCGAAGCGGCTGATAACAGAGGTCAAGGAGAGAACAAGAGAGTGCAGTCACAATGGGACTGGTCTATTCGTTCTACAAGATTCCATCAACTTACTGCTTTATCACGTGCACTTGTAAAGAGAGGGGTGAATGTATTTTGGGAAACACACTTGAAAGATGTCTACAACAAGCAAGGTGAGATTACTGCTAAAGAAGGACAACCTGCATGGGAGAAAACAACAGCAGGTTACATGTACCAAATTATACATTGCAGACGTAAAGATTCCTACGATGACGATGGTGAGGTTACACGTTCTGAGTTTACCGCCACCTTTGAGAAATCAAAGACCGATGCGACACTACAAGGACAACGTAGTACTATACTGATAACTGAGCAGGGTAAACAACCTTCGTGGTTAGGCTTACCTGAATTACAAAGGCTGTGAATCAATGGCTCAGATGACACTTGACAAGAAAGAATGGTTAAGCCATTTAGGTCAATTTGATAGCAACATGAATGATTTGAATGTAAACGTCATGGTCAATCCTACTTGTTTAGGATATAGTGCCGCTTATCAAACGCATTTCTTGAAAGTGTACTACCACTACCCCGACGCACCTGCTAATGAAGGCACTCTGAATATATCAGACTTGGGTAAAACTTGTGCTTTTATTAGCAAGTGCGCTGGACCTGTTACGATTAAACAAATTAAAGGTGGTAAAACTGTCTACATTACAAGCGGTAAGATGAAAATGAATATACCTGTAACCGATATGAAGAGTAGTCAGTTAGTACCTACGTTTGAGAAGTTAGTAGCGAAGGCGGAGAAGGCTGAATGGGCATCCTTCGGTCAGGACACTTACACTTTGAAAGGTAAAACTCAGATGACCGACATACTCAAATTAGCGACATTGAAATCGATAGTTAACAAGGATTCTGACTACAAATTGACTGCCGATGCAGATTCGTCTGAACTTACAATATCTGTGGGTAAAGCCCACGATGTCAAATTATTTGCTACAAGTGAACTGAGAGAGGCAGAAGGACCAAAGCATTCAGTGTCCTCTAGTTTCGGTCCTTGGCTTCTTCCATGTTTAGGTTTAGTTAATCCTAAGATGGTGTCAAGGATACACTTTGGTGATTCTGTGGGTTTAGTGGTAAGACAATCTGATAATATGGTAAAGCGCTTATTGATAATTATAGACCAACAGGAATGAGATGAATGATAATTGATTATTACTATCCCGAAGATGAATGGGAAGGTGTAGGTTACCCTCACGTTTACATGAGGCATAGAGGGGCTAGTGGTGAGTTGGTTGAATTAACCATAGACCCTAACGATACGGATATTGATTTTAGCACATATGTGCCGTGTCATTGCTGGATTGCGGCTAACACACATGCTAGGAGAATAAGTAGAGTAGTGGCTAGGTATCCGGGCACTAGAGTCAGGTACGACATTACTGCTACTGGTTTAGACGGCGTTCCTCTAATGAGATTCGATGTTCCTAATCCAGCGCATCTATATGATATTAGGAATGAAATACGAACTTATGAAGCCGATATTAATTACAATGATATGTTAATCAAACATATGTATCCTAAGGCAAAGGATATACCTGACTTTCAACCTAGAATATGGTATTTCGATATGGAATGGCAACCGGAAGGATGTCCTAATGAGGGTGCTACTACAATGATTGCTATTGATGATACACACGCAGAATATCCGGTTGTATTCGCTTGGAAGAGTGACGGGTCTGCGTTAGTAGGAGATGCATACGTAAAGTATGTGAGAAACAATCCTAAGATTGAGACACCGACTATTGATTTTATCGATAGAGAAAGCGGTTATATGTTGTATATGTGTAAAGATGAAGGTGCTATGCATGAAGCATTCTTAGAACATTTAGAAGAGTGTGACCCTGACATGCTTGTGGCTCACTCAATACTATGGGCTGATTTACCCCAGTTAGTTAGAAGATTGGGTAATGAATCTGAGAGGCTTAGTCCTGTTAGACAAGTGATAAGACCTCACAAGAAAAATGGATACAGAGAGAACAGTCAACCTATACTTGGTAGACTATGTTACGATACCGCACTGTCTTGGGAGAAAGGTAGTGGTCTTGAGGCTATGTGGCAGAAGAGCGGCAACGGTCAATTTAGAAATAAGAAGTTGGCTACTATTGCAGAAGATTTAGAATTAGACAAAGAGTTTGGTGAAGAAGGCGCTAAGATGGATGCGGATGTATTCACATGGTGGATAGATAACTTTGATGAGTTTGTCGATTATTGCGTGCGTGATACTACACTTCTTAGGAAATGCACTGAGAAGGTGAAGGCTATACCATATCATCTTGCTATGCAAAAACACTGCGGCGTATCTTTCAGAAGCACGTGTAATGTATCCAATTATATCAGAGGATTAATCTCACGTGAAACTGATTTGAAGGCTTTAACGACATACAACAGGCAAAGAGAAGAGTATGCTGCTGCTAACGTACCTGACACTGTTGGGGGTAGACATAGAGGAGTTGCTTGTATTGATTTCAAGGCTATGTATCCTATACTGATAGTAGACGCAAATCTCTGTGTCACTACTAAGATGAGACATGGTGGGGATGGTATACGTAGTGTTCCTAATGGTACTTACTGGTCTAATGAGAAGGGTGTAATACCAACTATTATCGCTAGTATGTTAGAACTGCGTGGAGAATATAAGGCTCTGTTGAAAGCGGCAAAAACTGACGAAGAGCGACTACAATACAACATGATGCAGACGGCTGTCAAAGTGGCTACAAATGCCGTGTATGGTTATGTATCTCAGAAGGCCGTTGGTGGCGGGTGGATAGACCCTGACATCGGTGCTACGATTACATATTACGGTAGGCAATGTATCAATACTTTACTCTTAGAAAGTGAGAAAGCGGGATATAGAGCGCTTGCTGGGCACACAGACTCAGGTTACATACAGATACCATTCGATGAAATAGATACTCATGTAAATGATTTGAATAAGATAATACGAGAAAGGTTTGATTTGCCTTCTATGGAAATTGAACTAGAAGCGTATTTCGATTACTGGTTAACTGCCGATGTGAAGAATCAGAACTTCGGTATCTTTGTATGGCCTGAGGAAAAGAAGGGTCAGTTGAAAGTTACCGGATTCTCATACAAAGCATCTAGCGTATCTCCTATCACCAAACAGATACAAGGGCGAATCTTCAATATGATAGGCACTGGTGCTGAGGAAGATGAGGTTACAAACTTCATTAGACCAATTGCTCTATCTGTAATTAAGGGCGAGAAAGGTGCGGAAGAACTTGCACCGTATGGTCGTATAGGTAAAGAAAAATATGCGCGTGTGCCCCCTATGCCAGTAAGAGGCGCTTACTACTATAACGAGCATATCAACCCTAGAGAGCCTTTCAAAGTGGGAGATAGCCTACAATGGGTTTACACAAAAGCATCTCCTGATGGTATGGTACATACTAACGTAGTGGGCTTTAGGTCAGTGGATGAGATTGATAATTTTGTTATCGACTACAATACCTGTGTTGAAAAGTTCATCACAAGGAAAATTAAGAATATTTACAGTGTATTAGATTGGGATTTAGATGCGGCTGTTGGGGCTAAAAGGCCGAAGAAACATTGGTGATTGTATGAGTAAGATAGAAGATATAGTAATAGAAAAAATAACTGCAAGAGCAGAATTGGGTCAGCGTAAATATAACACTACGATGGAGAGAAGCGATTTAACTCGTAAAGCGTGGTTAATTCACGCTCAAGAAGAAGCGCTAGACCTAGCAGTTTATTTGCAGAAATTGATAATGTTGGAGGAAGAGTAGATGCCAAAACGTAGTGTTCACATACGAAATGAAAATCTAAAGAAGTGGGAGGCTATTTCTGAAAAAAGCGTATGGATTAACAATATTTTATCATCATGGTCTATAAAAGACCTTGAGAGACTAAAAACGGAAAACCCTTATTCAAAACTTGAAAGAAGAGTGGCTAAGTTAGAGGGGATGATGAAATGACTAGGTTTCAGATAGTAAAATGCTTTTGTGGATGGCAAGGTGAGAAGGGTATCTATATGGTAAAAGGTGTACCTACTTGCCCTAACTGCCGAAGAGCACTTTCAGCGTTAAAATGTGAGGGGTGTTCCGAATGAGTGAGTTTATGAAGTTCAATCCTAACAAGGAGAGTCTAGGTGATAGAGGCGCTGAGGCTCATACTCTTGAGTTGTTAGAATCTTACAACAACAGTGCGTATGCTTGGCAACCGGGTATGGTTAAACATTTGAGAGTTAGTAAATCATCTCTTAATGCACATGGTTGGTGTGGCTATTCTTACAAGATGAAATACATCTATCGTTTATCTGAGGCAGAGACAGAAGACATGGTAAGGGGTACTAACGTACACAATATTGTAGAATACTTTTGGGACTATGCGCCTGACAAGATAGATGAAACCTTGAGTCTTATCGACGATGGTAAAGAATTGTTAGCCAAAGACTTGATGTACAGTGTAATTCCTAAACCTCCTAAACCATATTTGTTAGGAGAAGAAGAAATTATACAGCAATGGTTCGATTGGCAATGGGATAGGTTTCTTGTAACTAGAGGTGTTAACTGGGCAGCCAAAGGTAACGAGGTATCTGCACACGCTCTAATTCATGTAGAAGTAGACGGTGAAGAATACCCAGTACATCTACGCGGATTCATTGATACTATCTTCTCTGATGGAGAAGGAGGCTTTGTATTGATGGAATTAAAAACTGGTAAATGGAAGCAGAAAAAGACCGCAAAGAAGATGCGAGAAGAAATGCAATTTTACAGGCTGATGCTGGATGAAGGGGAGTTCTCAGATTGGTTGCCAGTAACGCATTGGGCTTGGGAGTTCCCTAGAGGATGGGCTAACGGTGGAGATAAAGCCAATTGGGAAATAGAAGAGGTTGGCTCAAAGATAACTAGGTATGCACCTAGAACAGTACAAAACAAACTAAAGAAATTAGTAAAAGCGCACATAACAGACTCATTTGAGCCTGAACCATTTAACTATACAGATTGGAAAGGAAACGTAGTTTCTAGTTGCCAATTTTGTAGTTTCATGGAATTATGCCCTGCGTGGGGCAACAACTTAGACAGTCAAACAGAAATAGACATGGAGGACATAGAATGAAAGTATATAGAGAGACAGATGAGATAACAGCAATAAGAAGAACAATCAAAACAGAATTAACCAAATTGATTGATAGACCTGAAACGGAACTAACCGTAGTAGACGGTATGATAAAAGATGATTTATACAGAGTTGATATAGGTGAACAGATGACGTTACGAGCATTTACAGAAGAGGATGGAGTAGCCTCTTTTCCCGTAATAATAGTGACGTTAGATAAGCGAATATACAGGTCTTCATTTTGTCGTGACCAAGAGAATATAGAAATGCTTGCTACTTTGATATATGGAACGATAAACAATAAAATCAAAAGTCAAGGTCTAAACAAATACTGGTGATTGTGTGCCATTCATACCACTTGACTTTCCGAGGGAAGTCTTGGAATTAAGCGCTCATGGTGGTCATGGCGGGCGTTACCTTGTAAGGAACTGGGAAGAACTAGAAAGATACTGGAAAGGTAAAAATGGAAGCGGAAACGCTTACTTTACTGCTTACGGGTACAGACGAACTCAAGCGCCTAGACACCATAGAGCGGAATACAACACAGCCATAGTTAGACACTTTGTCATGGACTTCGACTGTAAAGACTTCAAACAGAAAGGTAAGAGCGTAGAGTTTTCTTTCATGCATGAGCAGGTAAAGAGACTACATCAGCATTTATTAGATAACGACTATCATCATTTTATTTATTTCTCAGGCGGAGGATTCCATATTTGGATTCCTTTTGAAGAGGCATTCCTCCCTACTGATGGATTAGAAGTTACTAGATTGAAAAGTGCAGGTAAGATGCTTATGATGAATTGGCACGATGCGTTAGACCTTTCTTGTAATGACCCGACAGTGGCATTTGATTTAGCGGGTATGATAAGGATACCCAACTCATACAATATGAAACGTGGATGTTGGTCTACACCTCTTACCTCAGAAGAAGTATTGACTCTTGAACATGAAGATTTGTTAGATTTAGCACAAGAGCCTAGAGGTGGGTATATACTTCTGGGAGAAAAACCGATTAAACTCGCACTACCTGAGAAAAAGACGGGCGTATTCGCTGTGAATAAAAAGAAAGTGGGTGATTTACCCACTATCTCATTAGGTAAGATACAGGTACTACCATGTCTAGCACAAGCGGCTTTAGGTGAGGGTAATCCTATCCATAGGGCTAGGTATCATCTAGCCTCATATCTAGCCCATAGACTAAGGTGGTTCTTTCCAATAGATAGAGTAGAGGAAAAAGAATTAGATAGCCATGTGGAACAGATAATTGAGATTTGTTCTGAACAAGGTTGGGCTGATTACAACGAAGATACTACTAGAATGCAAACAGAGAGTATAGTTTACAAAGGATACCCCCACGCCAAATGTAGCACTTTGATGGAAGAGGGCTTCTGCACAGGTAAGTGTAGATTCTACGATGGAACAGGAGAAGGATTAACATGAAACATATATTCAATTGCTTGCAATGTGGTGCTAAGTTAGGTACTAGAAACTACACTTCAAGAGGAAAAAGCATAACACATTTCTGTCAACGTTGTTTTAGTAAACCTACCGATGAACATAGATGTCACGGTGTAACAGCAAAGAAAGAAAGATGCAAATGTAGAAAAATAAACGGTAGTGATTATTGTAAAGTTCATAAAAAGAGGGGTATAATAGATGGTTGATTTAATTATAGATAGTAATGAAAGAGGAAAACTCTGCGAATCTATTATTCGCAAGGCTGAGAAAATAGGCTTGAGGATTGAAAGAAAGCCGTTAATAGTCGGTGATTATTTACTAGGCGCAGCGTGTGTAGAAGCCAAGTCTGTCAGCGATTTCTTACAATCATGTGATAGCGGCCATCTTTGGAAGCAATTAGACAATATGGATGCTAATTATGAACGATTCTTTTTACTAGTACATGGAAGTATATCGCAGTACGTGAAAATGACAAAGACATCGTACAGCAAAACGCAGAATAAGTTCTTAGGTCTATTAGCCCGCATAATGGCCGATTTCGACTGTCAGGTGATATTCACCCCTAACGTAAGTGAAGCGGCTCTATTTGTCGTTAAACTACACAATAAACTACACAAACCAGCGTCAGCACATGGCGCTCAAGCAATTCGTAGAGTAAGTACTAATGATGTGCGTAAAGATGTGCTACTCACAATACCCGGTGTGGGTAGTATAATGGCAGACAGGTTATTGAAAACTTGCGGCTGTATAGAAGAGATGATGTATGAAGATTCCCTAAAGAAAGTGAAAGGTTTGGGTACAAAAACTGCGAGAAAGATTGCAGAAGTACTCACTAGCGAACAACCTGTTCATGTGGAAAGGACGGTGTTTCGCTGATTGACTATATAAACCGAGATTGAATAGTCAGATATTCCGATGTATTATCTATACATAGTTACAATTATGTACTCTAGTATAGACGGACAATAGGAATATTCGGAAGGGTATGAAAAGGAGAGAAGAAGAAGATGAAGCAAGCAATTGAATATGAAGCAGTAAAGAAATACAAGATTTTTGATGGGTATATCAAACATTTTGGTAATGTATCGATAGATAACGACATCCCAGCGATGTTATCGTTTTTCTTCATACAGGGACAGTTAGCAGTCCCTTATGTGAGATTACCGTGGGGTGCAAGTCACCTAGACCCTAGAGTGCATTCTTTTTGGATACAGTCGAGTAGAACAGGGAAGAGCATAGCATGGGAGTTTGTAGGAGACATACTAGAGGACATAGGTGTCCCATCTGATATGTACACCTCAGGTACAGATGCTGGTCTACTAGGCTCTTTTCACGTAGAGAAGGACGATAACGGACAAGAGAACTACATACACAAAGAAGGACTACTATCAGGGCGTAAGGCGCTTAATTTTGACGAAGGCTCTATCATACTGAATCCAAGTACCCACAGTCAGCAAACCGTATTGTATCTGCAATCGGCGTGTAATCCGGTGGGAAGCAATAACAACAAGTTAGTTCTACAACAGAGAGGCGGAAGAGCAGAAATTGAATCGCTTGTTTCTCTATGGATTACAACTTATCCACCTGCTGGCGTGAAAGAGTATGTGTTGACGAAGGGTATCTTTCAGAGAGTACTTTTGTATTGGTCACACTGGGACATGAATAGAAGGAAGAACGTGAGTTTAGTGCGTTCAGAATCAGCATTGAAAGTGAAGCCTAAAATGAAAATTACATACGAGGATATAGTCAATTATTTCAAGGACTTGGAAAAGAGAATGAGAAATAAGGTATTGGAAGTTACTGAGACTTCTTTCGTAGAATGGGATGCTATGGATAGAGAAGAGCAAGAAACACTATTACAGGATAGCATGACATCTATATTTACAGCAGACGATAATACATTCTATTCAGCCTTTGCTCAATCTATTGATGAGTATTACGAACTTATGAACGGGCTAGGGCCGGGTATCAGTGACGTAGTGGCTTCGTTCATACCTGCTATGGAGAATTACACTCTGATATTCTCTGCGCATCTTGCTATGCTTGATGAAAAGTGGGTTATTACAGGAGAGCACGTATCTATGGCGACAGAGATATTATTCGATTTATTCCGTAACTTAATCTCATGGTTAGAAGGTGAGGTAGAGATTGGACCGAAGATTGCCGAGAGAGTGACACAGAGAAATAGATGGATTGTATCTACTCAGGCTTGTGAGACATTTGAATTGGGTAACAAGGGCGACAAGTGGATTAAGAAACAAGACCTAATGAAAGTATACACAAAACAGACTGGAGTTACTAGAGGCACTGCTTATGCTCACTTTGGTAAATGGGCGGCTAAGATGTATGAGAATACGAAAGATGGTACTATTGCGTATCTAAGGCTAAAGGAGGAAGTAAAAGATGCCAAATGAAATAAAAGTATGTAAAGAGTGTAGAGGGGTTGGCTCAGTTTTCTTTCAGAACGCTAGTGGTGAATATGATTGCGAACATTGTATGAGTTGTCTTGAGCAAGAGATAGAGGATATGCAAAAGGAATACGAATATGATATTGAAGTAAAAGATGAAGGAGTTGATGTATATTGATAAATAAAGAAGAATGGAAATGTGAAAGAGAAGGAAGCGGGTCATCAGGTATACCGTTGAAACACTCAGGTTTGAGTGAATTACAATTGATGGAACTAATCGCTCATCTAAGGGGCACATTAGAGGGCGCTATCTATGTGGAAGATGGTATACCACATTGGAAACTAGAACGAATCAATTGGGAACATGATAAAACCGACAAGGCATGGAATGTATTATTGAAGTTTCACGAAAAAGAATTGGAATGGCAAGCGATAGATGACGGGCAGATAGATTGTGATGTAGAAGCGGGTACGGTAGGCGTAGAAGGTGAAGAATAATGCTGAAATCGAATGTAAAGATACCATGCCCTTCATGTAAGGGCTATGCATCAGCCAATCTAAATAGAGGCACATGGAAATGTTCATGTGGTGATTTCGGGACGTGTGGTGTGAAATGAGCGACATAATGGCACTAGATATAGAAACGAGTAATTACTCATGGGAAATAGGCGGTTGGGATAATAAGGCATTGTTCGATGTATCGGTAGTCGCTACATGGGATGGCAAGGATGCACATATATTCACTAAAGAAGATGTGTTGCTAGATGGAGCGACCACACACAAGTTACACCCACGTGAACTTGGAGACCATATTACAGCACATGTGCAGAAAGGTGGTAAGATATTAGGTCACAACATAATAGGTTTTGATTTTCCTGTACTAAAGCAATCTTTGGATTGTTACGCAATCGGAGATGTAATGAAAAAGGCCGATAATGTAATTGATACTAAACTTCTTTTTCAAAAAGCGTCATTACCTTATGGTAAATTAGAAACAAACTTACAGTCTTTAGTTTCTCATACGCTAGGTAAGAGTAAGAGCATGAAAAGCGAAGATGCTCCTAAAGGATGGAGAGCAGGTAAATACACAGAAGTGTGTGATTATTGCGTAAAAGATGCGCAGTTAACGTATGACATATACCAATACGGTAAAAAGAATGGTATGTTAAAGTCGAGGTCTTTTGAGACTGGTGACATAATGGAGGTAGAAGTAGAATGGTAGAATATGACCCAAGAGAAGGTGAATTGAAAGTGGACGACACGACAGAAGAAGAGATATGGAAATTGAAAAAAGCGTTAGATATACTCTTTGGTATGTTGCAAAGAGGTAACAACTTAGCAGATATACAAAGAGTAGCAAATAAATTATCGAAGCAGGTACAATACCCTTTCGTATCTAAGGTGACGGAGGAAGAAGAATGAGAGATGTAGTGAGAGAGTTTGAAAGTGGTATGGCTAGATATAATGAAATGCTACTACGTGAACATCTTAGAGAGAAGGAGGAAGAAGAATGAGTGAAAGAGATAGTGAGACAACATTGAGAAATAACATAGACGCAGTAAAGACGATAGTAAGAACAGTCAAGACCACACTAGGTCCACTAGGCCGTGATAAGTTAATGGTTGATGGTGGTGGAAACACCATAGTAACCAATGATGGGGCTACTATACTGAGAGAACTAGACGTCGCTCACCCTGCTGGTAAAATGGTAATCGAGTGCGCTCAAACACAAGAGAGTCTATGTTACGATGGAACAACAACGTCTGTCGTACTCGCTGGTGAACTATTGTCTAACAGTGAAGGCTTGATGAATAAAGGGCTGCACCCTAATATAGTCTGTAAAGGTTATACTGAGGCAGCGAATATGGCGATAGACCGCCTAACTTATTTAAGCGCCTCGCAGCCCGATAATGATGAGTTCCTTATCCAAGTCGCAAAAACCGCTATGACTGGTAAAACACTAGATGCTGCGATTGATGATGTAGCGTCACTATGTGTACAAGCGGTAAAGAAAGCGGGTAATGCAGAGAAAGTGCGTGTGTTGAGTCTACCCGGTGGTGGGCTAAGAGATTCATATTTATTCAATGGCGCAATAGTGAATAAAGACTTGACTATTGAAAAAGAGATAGATGGTGAACATAATATAATTCTGTTGAATAGCGGCTTAGAGCCACAGAAAACAGATGAGAATATACAAGTGCAGTTAGACATGCAGGGATACACACAGTTCAAATCGTCAGCAAACGATGATTTACTTGAGCAAGCAAAATTAATTTTAGAGCAAATGCCCGAAGAAGGTGGAATGGTTTTTGTCAGAGATGGCGCTCTCGACCACGTGTGTACTTATCTACACAAACATAACGTTACCGTAGTTAGAAGATTACCTGAGAGCACTATGAGAGCGCTCTCATCGACACTAGGCATACCGATAGCCCAATCACCTTCTGATATTGAGTGTGGTGCTATGGGTAAAGTGAGTAGGCAAAGACATTACGATGTGAACTATTTGTTCGTAGAGGGAATGATTAATTCAGACCAATCTACGTTAGTTCTTAGAGGCGCTACTACAACTACTTTAGATGAGATAGAAAGAGGATTTGACGATGCGTTAGGCGTTGTCTCTCTTGTCTTAAATGGAGATGATATAGTGCATGGTGGTGGTAGCGCTTTCGCTAGTATGGCATCGTATTTACGTTCAGAAGCAGCGTCTGCTCAGGGTAGAAGTCAAATGGCAATCGAAGCGTTTGCAGACTCTTTAGAGATAATACCAGCCACTATTGCAGAAAATGGAGGACATGACCCTCTTGATTGTATACTTGCGTTACGACACAAAAACCAAGACGGCGCGTTTGATTACGGTCCTGATTTAGAAAATGGCGGAATCACCTCTATGTATGAATTAGGAGTATGTGAACCTATGAGTTTAGTCAGACAAGCAGTATTGAGTGCAACCGAAGTTACCACTGCAATCCTAAAGATTGACGATATGATAGCAAAGAAGGGCGCTTAAGATGGGTCGGTTGATGGATAGGCTAATTGTAGAGTGTCGTAACTGTAAACACAAGCATATCCCTCACCGCTTATCTGCTCGTTTTCATAACGAAGAGGCTAAGAGAATCCAACTGTGGAAGTGTAAAGAATGCGGTCATTTTTGGGAAGATTCTGTTTTTAAGTAGGAACATCAATATAGAAGCGCTTTACTTTTTACACTATGTTAGAAATGGTGATGCTAGAAAGTATTACCTCACAACCCATTGAAATAAAAACTGCTATTGTTCAAGTTAAGATTTTCTTTGCAATTGTTACTACGCAATTTATACATTTATTCTACACTCTAAAAACTGAGGTGAGAATATAAACAGAATAGATAAATGGTTTTGGTCTGTTTCTAATGACTTTTGGTTTTGGGTAGCGAAAAAAGGGGGGTTACAATGAAAAATAGAAAACACCACAATGGTGCTTGTAAAATGTGGCAAGCATTTATAGCAGAATCATTTGAAGATTGGGATTAATTATTGAGGTTGAGGTATAGACTCCCAATTGCCCATTGTAGTAACGTAATCTCCATATTTTTCGTACATTAATTCTTTGTATTGTCTCATGTTCATCGGATTATCTACTAACCAAGTATCAAACCAACCATAATCCCAATGACTATCTTCGGGTATTTCCCACGTTTCTATATCTGCTGTAATTAAAGTAAAGGTTTCATCTTTAGCACAATGTTCCCAAACTAAATCTATTACATCTTGACTGTTTTCTATTATAGTTACAGATGTTACATTAGGATTATCAATTAACTTTTGATGTACCATTCCTATACCTAATCCACCTATCAATACATCTCCTGTTGCATTATCCCAAAGTTGTTGATGTTCTCTATATTCAGCATAAGAATCTTGCATTATAGGCCAAGGACAACTTTCTTTAGTCAATACAGTATATTCTTCTGCTGTTTCATTCTTCATCATCAAATATCTTTCCCAATTATAATCAGTAGTTTGACCGTTAAAATGTCTAATTGCAAAGTCTCCCGAAGTTCCTTCCGGTATTATTACACGCTGTCTTATTGCCATTTTAATCATATCCATTCAAACAGTATACTAAGAGTATTTGCTACTGTACTACCTGCTGAATTAGTAGCAGTACCCGCTAAATTAACTATTATTTCATCACCCGATTCGGGATAAGTTATACCACCTCTACCCCCGCCAAAGGATATTACCATCGCTCTACCTAAGTTTGTGCTTGGTGGATTATATATTGCGTTTTGGTTGGTTGTTATTGTTCCCGTTAATGCTACGCTTGAACCTGTTAAAGATTGAGAACCAATTGATAATTGCCATGCAAATGAAGTAGCACCTGTGGCTCTAAGATACGCGCCAAAATGAGTAGTATATGCTGAATCACATCCTTCAAAAGCGGCAGGGTAAGCATTATTAGATGTATCAATTTGAACTGTAACTCTATCATTTATACTATCGCTATTAGTATCAGTAGTAAATGCACCACTAAATGTACCCTCTGCAAAACCGCAATTGTCTACATGAGATGAAAAAGAATTGTTAAAATTACCTGAAGAAGAAGTAGCAATAGAAACATTAGAAGGTACAGAAACAGGGGCAGCATAATACCCTTGATTAACTACACCAACAGCACCAATAAAACTCAATTTAATCACCCGATTTGTATCCAATTATTAGCAGTAACACAAACGAATGTAACCGCTTCATGGTCGCCTGTTGCAGTAACACTAGGCCAACCTGAAACAATAGAACAGTTAGAAGCATTTAATTGAACTGTTGCTGAACCACCTGTATTGTTAAAGATAGTATATTGAGTTCCTACTGTTCCACTTGCAGGTAGTGTTAATGAACCGTTAGTCCAAAAAACGTATGAACCTGTTTGTGCTAGTGTTAATGTTGTGCCACTTGATACTGCTACAACATTTGCTCTGCTTGTCATTTGACCGGGAATTGTTACTTCACCACTACTACCTATGGTTAATCTCGCTGTTCCACCTGTTGAGAATCCTAGTGTATCTGCCCCACCTCGATACATTCCTGTATTTTCATCTACCTCAAAAGTATATGTTGGATATGAAGCACTTCCGTTAGCCGAAGAAAGCAAAGTATTGTAAGATGTTCCGGCAAAATAAGCACTTCCAAACTTTTTACTTGATGAACCTAAAGTGTAAGTATTATTGGTATCGGGAATAATATTAGCATCTACTTCATCTCCCCAAGAATCACCACCGCCACCTGCGGCTTCTAAACCAATAGTACCTGCTGAATGGTTGTAAGTCATTACATAGTTATCTTGACCTGAACCTACGCTTTGGTCTGCATCAAGAGTAAAGTTTCCTAATGCAAGATTACCTGTTCCTTGCGGGGTTATGAACATATCAAAATTAGCATTACCTGTATCTTTCATCTTTGCCCCAATCACACCTGCAAGAAAACCTGAATAGTTCAATTCTCCTAATCTAAACTCTATTTGAGTTCCAAACCCTGTCGTTCTTGAACCGCTATTTAATCCATTTATGAATTGTCCTGAAGTTAAAACTTGATTAGTGCCACTGCTTTCTAATGTTGATGAAAATGGGTTAGCATTAACACTTTGACTGCTAACCATGAGAGAATTATTATTATTTGTTGTATCATAATTTATTCTTAATGAACCGCTTCCATTTGTGTTTATGTCTATATCTCCATCAGCCCCGTCTACCATTTTAATTTCAGAAGAGTTTGTTCCATTATTGGTTCGTAAAATTAAATCTTGAGTTCCTTTAGCATTAACATAACCTGCTGAGTTTCCATCTCCAACAGTTATTCCATATGGGTCTACTGTTAATTTTAATTGACCCGATGAAGTAATTCCTGTTGAACCATTTCCGATTCTATATATTCCTTGATTTGTTTGTGCGCTAAAACTTAATGCAGGTGCAGAAACACTACCGTTTGATAATTTAGCAACTGCACTAAATGTATTAACGCCACTAAATGTTTGTGTTGCTGAAAGGACAGCATCACCGCTACCTGCATTTGCGTCAACATAAGCCTTAATCGCACCGGATGACATTATATGGTCGTCAGCATCAACATGCTCACTTCCTATGTCAATATCATTGAAAGTATGCCCTCCGAGGGTTATACCTTCCGCTACTTTCAATCCTTTCTTTACTACAAAGTCTCTTTCTGTTCCCATTTATTCATCACCATAATTTCACTATCCATCATGCTCAAGGTTCTACTATCAACTGGGTTGCCACTAAACAATATGAATGTGCCCCGTCTGCGGTAGGTGTAAATCTAACTTCTATATTTGCGCTGTTGACAGTACAATCCCATGTACCTACAACTGCGGTTGTGTCTGTGTTTACTTGACCGTAATGTGTAAGGAAAGCGTTAGTACCATCGTGTGTAACTAATATCTCTCCAGCATCTGTACGGTTGTTATCGTCTTTCTTTATGTGGTATAGTATTTTAGCGGCCTTGTAAGTCGCTTTTGGTATAGAGAACAAGTTAGTCTCTCCTGTTATAGTTGCGCTGTCTCCTGACGCTGTATCTAAGATAGCAACTGCATCAACGCTGAGTTTAGCGCCTTGCAAAGCACCTGTTGACGTTACATTGTTTATGTTAGTGAGATTTCTACTAGCGTCTACAACAAGAGCCTCGCTTGCTGTAACTGTTCCTATTGAGGCAGTTAAGTCAAGATAGTTTAGTTCTGCGGCTGTCGATGTTACATTAGTACCATCAATGTCGAGCGTAGTTACTGAGATTTCACCAGCGACTGTTACTAGACCATTTGCTAATGTGATTAGGTCTGTATCGTTTGTATGACCGATTGTACTACCGTCGATTAACACATCGTCTATGTCTAACGACCCACCTGAGATTAATCCGGTAGTAGTAATCGTCGATGAACCAGTGTCTATTGTACCGAAGCCTGATGTTATAGAGCCTGAGTTTAGAGCGCCAACGGTTGTAAGGCTTGATGTGACAACTGCACCACCAAGTGTAGTAGCGTTTAGTACCTCAGTGCCGTTGATTTTGTATGTGTTACCTGTACCTGATGTATCTATGTCTACGTTAGATTGCCAAGCAGTAGTAGCGTGATTATATATCCATGCGATGTTAGTTCCAGCACCAGCACCATCTGTGTCTACATCTATTTCTACACCACTAGCATTTGCATTTGCGGTGCTATCATTACCCTTAGAAATAGTAATTAAATCATCTTCAACAGTTAATTGCGCTGTTGATATTGTTGTCGTCGAGCCGTTTACTACTAAGTCTCCCACAATTGTAGTCGTGGATGCAGCACCAGCACCGATTGTAACGTCTACTTGACCATCAGTAGCGTGCTCTCCTTCAAGAATCAAGGCTGCTGTTTGCGCTGTATTAGTGCCGTCGCTTTCTGCGATAAAGAAAGTTAGTTTACCCGCTTCATCTGTATCTGCTGATTCTGAAACTTCTGCCACTATACTTGCAAACGCTGTTTGATTTTGTCCTGAATCATCAGCATAGAATGAGATAGTACCTATATCATCTCCATCAGCGCCAGCAGCACCGTCGTCTGACTTAAATCTTAATTCTCCACCAGTAGTACCATCGTGTGTGTTTTGAATCGTAAGAGTCGGCTTTGCTGATGTGGCGCTTGAGATAACTACTTCGGGCGTAGTCATAGCAACTGCTGTTGTTGCAGTCATGTTTACCGCCTGAGCAGTTAAATCAATTATAGCATTTGAACGTAAATTAAGTTGTGATGCATCCCCATATATATTTTGATTTGCATTCCTAAATTGAAGTTGCATACCTGCGTTCAATCTAATCCCAGTGTCCGGTATATGTGTGAGAGTTACATCCGTGTCTGCACCAAAACCAAGAATTGCATCGTCTGAAAGTAGCGTCATGTCATCGCCAACGGCAACATCGTCTGTGGTCGTCAATGTATCAACAAAAGCGTCTTTCCACCTAATACTTGTTGTACCGAAATCTACATCACTATCTGTTTCGGGTCTAAACACCCCATCTGCAAGAGTAAGTTGAACAGCGTTTGCTGCCTTGAAATCTATCTCGTCAGGAGTACCGAAGTCGATAGCCGTTTGTGCATCTTCTCCGATAATTAAATCAGTAGCGTGAATAGATGTAATTGTAGTTTGAGCAGCCTCTACTGCGATAGTAAAGTCGCCTGTCGAGCCGCCATTAGCACCGCTAATACCGCCACCAGTTGTCAGAGTTTGGTTTGCATCTCCGCCCGCAGCACCCGTTACCCAAGAAAGCACACCTGCGCTTGTTGATTGTAGAACTTTATCAGCGTTAGGTGCGGCAACTGGTAAAGTGTAGGTAGCACTTGCTGATGCACTTGGACTACCTTTGAAAGCAGTAGTCTTGTCAGTATTACTAGTAAATACCAATTGACCATTGTTTTTGTGTATGGTTACAACACCATTTGGTTGCACATTAAAAATAGAGTTAGCGAGTATCATTGGATTTTCTGGGTGTTGGTCATTATTACTAGCATTTGCATATCCTATTTGGTCATAATTATCTGCAAAGTAACCTATCGTAAATATATCAGCAGTTCCTGACATCCTACCAGCAGCAAAAGTGCTACCAGTATCAGCACCTGTACCAACAGAAAAAACGACTGCTTGGCCGCTTATGGTTACGTCTTCAGCATTTTCTAGTATCACTGAATTACTCATACCGTAATAACCGTTCCATGAACCAGCAAGGTCATCATTTGCAATGTCGGAATATAATCTTAATTCAGAATACTGATTACCAGTATCGCTATTTGCTGTCCCGGTTCTCGAACTACCATTAATTTGCACATGACTAGTAGCCTCTTTTGCACTACCGTTGATTTTTGCGTGTCCGGTGGTCTCAAGCGTACTGACTTTGGCAGTACCCTGTGCAGTTACCCCTATGTTTGTACCATCTATGTTCCCTCCATTTATATCGGCGGTAGGTATAGTGGCTACACCTGCCCCAGTTAATGTAAGCGCAGTAGTGAGAGTAGTGGCTGTTGTACCTGAACTTCCTCCACCACCTCCTACTTTGAAAACCATTTCTCCGCCGAGAACGTTACCTGTGGAAGTACCTGCTTCAAAGATGAGGTCTCTACCAGTTTGGTTAGTCCCTGAGGTTGGCGCTATTGATATTTTATGATTAGAGGTTTTCTCAAATTGTAAATCTTTACCTAATGCAATTAATTCTCCATTGTTAGTGGTTGTAAACTTCATGTATGAGTTAGAGCCTTCGGTGATGTTCAACGCATCAGCAAGGTCGTCTCCAAGAGTCAATTTCGATGTGCCTGTGTCAGCACCACTAAAATCTATATTGAGACCAGTCCCTGCTGCATCGACGCTTATGCTGTCTGCGTTCAAGTCTCCTACGTTGGTGATGTTGTTGTCACCGAGACTTAATGCCCCAGCGAGTGCTGTAATTGTAATTGAGCCAATTGTGCCACCGTTAATCGCATCGCCGCTAATTTGGTCGGCTGCAAGAGTCAAAGTTCCACCCGATACGTCGAGTGTTTTACCGCTACCTACTGTAATGTCAGCAGCATCAACTGTACCGCCATTAATGTCAACCTTAGAAATAACTACTGAGCCATCACCGTGAGGCGTGATGTTAATATCGTGGTCGCCTGATAAAGTTGAAATTGTAGAGCCGTTAATTTTTAACGGATTACCTGACGCTGGTGTACTCTGTAAAAATCCAGCCGTTAATAAGATGTCTCCATCGGTTAACGTCAAATCTCCGTCGTCTATATCTAGTCCTGTTTTTACTGTAAAATTACGTGCTGTGCCCATACTTTTTCACCTCCATTATATTGTTAATGCTTGCCACGATACGCGCACCGTAACATCTTTGTTGGCTACCGTAGGGGTGACCACCAATTGAATGTATTGGCTATCTCCAGCCCCCGTAACGCCTGTTTCATACGCCCCTTGTTGTGTGGCGCTACTCGTTACTATCCCATATACGGATAGATATACGTCACCCGTAACAATGTTAGTTCCTGTGTTTGTAGTACCGGAATGCGTAACAACCATCTCAGCCGTTTCAAAGACAGAATCTGTGGTGTTCTCAACTGACACAAGTAATTTTGCAGCCTTGAACTTAGTTCTCTGATACAGGTTTACCGTAACAGCAGATAAGCCGCTACCTGTACGACTACCTGTGCCATAACCGAAACCTAACTCGCTTACTTGGAATGGAGCATCGGGTGTGCCTTGTAGTACTCCTACTCTATTGTTAGTAGAGTCTGTCTTTAGTAGATTTGCAGACGATTTTACAACCAAATCAGTAGTATCTAAATTATCAGCATACACATTAGCCCATCTGAGAGGAGTAGAAGCATGAGTTGCTCCTAGATTTAGTGCACTGTCACTACTAGGTAACCAATGTTGATTGACTTTGAATCCTTCTAAAGTAGCATCTGAGGCGTGATTACTAAAGAGAATACTTTTGTCGCTGTCAGATGACTTGACGATTATACCCGCACCGTCTACTGAGGCATCATCTCCTTCTGAGCCACTAGGCGAATGTGCTAATTCTATTAGTTTGTCATCGACTTGTAGTGTTGTAGAATTAATTACTGTGTTAGTACCATTTACAGTTAAATTACCTGTTACAATCAGGTTCTGTCCTACTGTAAGCGCCGCATCACTTGGACCTATTGCAGTTATAGTAGGTTGTGAAACGTTAATACCAATTACCGCATTAGATGCAGTTAATCCTGTACCTGCAAACAATGTCGCTACATCGTCTATTGATTCTTTTCTTGTTGGGTCTCCGGTTTCTCCTTCATCAGAGATTGCGATGTAATCGCCCGACGCTATTTGTACTTCTGTAAGCCCGTTAATGTCTATTGTTGATGCACCACCTACCATTTGTACAGCAGTTGCACCGAACTTGAGTACATCGTTAGTATCGTCATACCACAAGGTTCGTGCATCCGGTCCTGAACCAGCAGGGTTGCTTGTCACACTGGCTTTGAGTGCTATACCACTAGCATCGGTAAGAAGTCCAGCCATTGTAAGATGTACGGTGTTGAGTGTGTCGCCTCCTGTAAAAGTAAGGTCTGAATCGTTGGAGAATGAACTACCGTCACTTATCTGTATAGCACCTGCTGAACCACTTGCACCTACTGCTGATGATGTTGCGAATACTTTCACCCACGCTGAACCATTGTAAACGAATATGGCAGAGGATGCCGCATTAACATTACCGTCAGTATCAGAGCCATTACTCAAACCATTAGGGTCAAATACAACTATGTTACTATTTCCTGTTGCAGCATTGTTAACTATAATCATATGACTTGGAGGAAATGTACCAGTGGGTGTTAAATTAATAGTACCGCTAGGTGTTGTATTGAAAATATTTGGACCATCAAATCTAACATCCTGTGCTGTATTTATTATACTAATTTTGTTTGGACCGATTCTGTGTGTTCTTCTCGTACCACCTTGTTTACCGCTAAAGTACAACACGTGGTCTCCATCTGTACCGTCTGTACCGTAACTGTATGACATCCACATGCCACCAAAGTTAGATGATGATAGTCCCCCGACTTCATCTCCACCACCATGCATACCGTCAAGGTCTGCCGTTGAGTCAATTCTACCTGTTTGGTTACCAAGAGAACCAGTAGTCATTGGGCTGAAATAAATAGGGCTAGGTTTTACGAATGTACGTACATCGTATACTTCGGTTACTTCCATATCTAAATCTCCAGCACTCGCATTGAAAGTACATTTCACAACTGCAAGGGCTGTGCTTTGTTTAGATGCAAGGTTCAGGCTACCATTTAGACCACTTGTATCACTTAGGAAAGCCTCAGGTGTTACTGGAAAACCGCTAGATACGGGAGAACCCTGTTCTATGTGGATACCATATCTTGGAGATTCCGTGTCACTACAAGCATAAACAACTAACAGACAAGTTTGACCGCTAGTTAACGCAGATGTACTACCTTCGATAGTACTCTGTTGTAGTGTAATGGTGTGCGTTGCACCTGCGGCTATGTTACCAAAAGGTATGATTAACCCGTCTAATACAGCATATCCGCCTCTTACTACGATAGAGTTAGTACCGTTATCAGAAACAAATCCGGGGCTTGTAGCCTTAGCGTTTCTATTGCTATCGCCTGTTGCTGTATCTTCATACATCAAGATTCCATTACCGTGTATGCCTTCAAATAAATTAGTTAAAGATGGAGAGAGAATATAATCTCCATCAGTCAATGTTGTTGTGTGCCCTGAAATGACGTTTTCTACCATAATATCACTTTACCTCTATCATTAATTGGATTACTACTTCGTTTGTCGATGTCTTCTTTATCGGATTGAAAACATGTCTTGTAATAGGGGTGAATCCGCTTGAACCCCTTAATTGCACGAACACTTCTTTGAGCGTTTCGTCGAATGCGTTTGCTGTTGTTAAATTACCTTCTACAAGTAATGTTGAATTATCCATAATGCGTACAGTAGGCGTTATTGTTATCGCTGGTCTACCAGCACTACCATCGCTACTTGTAGCGGGTGTACTATCAAAACCAATAACCATTTCATTGATGTTATCTGCTATTGTTTCTATCACTAATCGTTTCAAATGGTCGTTTGCTGGCATTATGATTCCCCCTCTATTGTTGTAGATTCTTTTTCGATGAGTCCGATAGTTTCATTGTTCCCACCTAATACCCCTCTTTCGCTATTTCGGCCAATTAAGAAGCCAGCGTGCGATAGTTCAGTAACTGTAATTGTCGGTGTTACTATTATTTCTAGGCTATCAAAGAATGAAAAGTTCTCGTCTGTAATTTGGTTTGTCTTATCCGGCCTTCTCTTAGATGATGATGACACACTTCCACTTTCTATACCCTGTAAGACTCCTTCTAATCCCGATTCAACGCTGAGGAAAGTAAAATCACTCAAAGCGCTACCTGCTCTATGTTGTGCTTCCAGTATAGTCAATCTTTTACCATCATATTCTATTATATCGCCCGGTCTCGCATCCCATAAATTAGGATGTCCTCTAGATTGTAGTGAGCCTGTTGTAGACGCATTTGCTTTCAATATCTGCCTTGCAACTGTTTTTGCACGCGATATGCTTGTAATAGATTCATCAAATATAGGAGTTACACTTTCTAGTACATCTGTATTGTATTTACTTTGTTGTCTACTTCTATCGTCCATTGTAAGAATCAAGTCTTCATTTAACGCTATTTGTTTACCTTGCACTGTAACGCGATTTTCTATATTTTCAATAGGGTTAGTTTTCTTCTGACCAAAGCGTATGTTACCTGCTATTTTTCTACTCACGTCTGCATGATTAAAAGGTACATAATTTAACACACCGTATCTATTCATCATAGTCACACGATTGTCATGTCTAGAAACAAAGCGTAAGGCTGTAATTAGATTAATGCCATAGAAATCAGACGCTAAGAATGTATTACTTACCTTACGTCTATTATTGCTACCTCTAGTGGTTGTAATGTGTGAACCAGTCGTTACCGCAGTAATTGCATCAGGCACATTTTGTGCTAATCTAACCGCTAAATCAGTAGTTCTAAATCCAATATCTATACCTTGTGCAAGATGTACTCTTTCATCTCTGAAACCTATATCTTTCAAAGTCCGACCTTTCATGTTGCGTAAATCTAATTGTAGACCATTGCTGGTAGAAGTAACTGTACTCTTCATAATTCGGTCTACTGGGTTATCTTCGCTGTACAATAAATCTGTAACCGTGTTTTTACCATTACTAGACCATACATCGCTTTTCAGCGAATGCCCGTCAGTTTCAGTATGCGTGATGATAATACTAGATTCAGATTCAACTAAAGAATATGTACGCTCTGTTGCTAAATCGTAATTATCAGCGTTTATCGCTTCAATAGTAACTCTAGTCTTACCTGCACTTCTTGGCTCTACTTTTGCGTAATGTACAGCGTTATCTACAAACACTGGTTGTCTAATATCGTTCATTACATTTGTCAAGGTTTCATCAAACCTACCTTTTGACGATTGAATAAGACCCATCACGCACCATCTCCGCTATGGTCTGTGACATTAAAGTCCACATCACCTTTGTGCCCTTTATTGTGTAATGACTGGCTAAATCTAGGTTTTACAGCAAAGTCACTTCTCTTGAGTTCATCGTCTGTATCTTTTTCTTGTCTTCTTCTTGCTGCATCCGAGCGATGATGTTGTAGTGTGTTTTCACTTATGATAATTCTAGATACGCTAGTTTTCAAACTTGTATTATCAAACCCACTTACGCCCGTACCTAACAATTTAGGACCAAAACTAGTAGGCGTGGTGAATGCACCAGCGTGGTCGAATACGAATATAGGGATGTATGGACCATTACCATCAGGTATGCTTCTACCAGTTGGTAGATTTGCAGTAGGTGCTCTGCCGTTTTCTACTTCGTATGTGAATATACCATATTTACCACCCGATGTTGCGTGTAGATAATTTTGAGTGTATTGAGGCGAGGCACTATTCAATGAGTTATGTATGCGATATACTTCCGTGTGTTTAGCATCTAAGACTCTCACAGGTCTAACTAAGAACTTTACAATGTTATCATTCTCATTATTTCTCACACTATCTGTATTGTATTGGTCAACGTCTTGGTAAGGATTGCTAGTATCATTGCTACCAGTCAAGGATGCGACACCCCAACCAGTATCATCGAACAAACCAGCATAACTCTTTGTCTCAATTATGTATGAACCACCGTATGGTCTGAACACATTAGTGTGTGAATATCTATGTACAGCAGAAATTGTAGAGCCAGCACTCTGCCTTGCAAATCCTATTATTGTATAATCTGCATTTGCTAAACTACCTTCAACTTGCATTGCACCTTCTAGTATAACTCTCTGACCTACATTTCTATCAGTGTGTAA